GCCATTTTTTCTTAAGACTCAATTTTTCACTTTTTTGAGCCTATAAATTTTTTTAGACTTAAAATTTCAAAAAATTAAGTCTTAAACTAATTCAATATGTGGATAATCTTTAAATTTTACCCAGTCACCTCCCCATACAATGTTTATTCCATTTTCTTTCGCTACTTTTTTCAAATGGTCTGCTACTTCCCCATATTTTTTATTATTATCCCAGTCAATTTTATCAGGCAATGTAGGGTCATAAATTGCAAAATCTATTGCATGGCCATATCCATCACTTTTAGCCTGATGGTTAGATTTTGAATTATAGCCATCGCAATTTGTAACTTTCGGACCAGGTTTAGTTCTTCCTTGTTGATATAGTTCATTTTGATAAGCTGCCGTTCTCAGTCCTTGTACTATCATAAAATCATGCGGGCTGTCCGTTATTCCAAGTTTTATTAAAGTCTGTAATTTCGGATGCACACCTTCAAGTCTGTTTAAACTTCTTTGAGATAATACAAATTTCTTTTTTTCTACTGTTTCAACTGTTTCAGTCGTCAAAACAATATTTTCTCCTTCAATTTCAACTCCTGTTATCCTTAAAGTTTTTCCTCCTTCCATAATTTCTGTTCCTATAAGTTCCTTTACATCTCTCATTTCTATTCCACCTTTCCTTTTAATATTTCCATATCTTTTAAATATTTATAAAGTTTGCTTGGATTGAATTGATACCCGACCCTGTCTTTTAACGATTTTAGCTTGTATGTTAACGTAAATTGTAAAGCATAGTCTATTGCGTTCAGGCAAAATTCGGAACAGAAATATCTGTCGTCATTTTGGACTTTACTCGCATAAAAGAACTGCCCTAAAATTCCTAAGTAGTCGTACCCTTTACCCTGTGCTGTGTTAAAAAATTCCACAATATCCTCTGCTCCGATATTACTGTCCATTTCAAAAATTTCAAAGTTTTTCTGATGGTTAAACTTTTTAGTCCTAACTCCGCCCGGATTCGAGAGAAAAACTTGATCATTATATATAAATTCACAATGACTATATTTGCCTAGTGTCCAGGCGGAAATTAAAAACCCCACTATACCGTGGGGCTTGTGAAATGATATATATAACTTATCTTTTTCCAGCATAAATACCTCCTTACATATTTTTATAAGCCTTTTCGTATCTATCTTTTGCATCATACTCTTTAAGCTCTTTGTCAGTTAAATTTTCCAGATTATGCGATAATAATGTCTCTGTTGTCATAGCTTTTGTAGTATGCAACTGCATTATATTTGCCATTTTCATCATGTCCTGCAATGTTAAATTGACATATTTCTCACTGTTATCCTTTGTGTAAAATTTCCAGTTTTCAAATTCAGTCTTTTTCATCGCTTGACACATTACTACTATTCTAGTCAAGTTAGACTGGTCTATACTCCTGTTATTTTGCAAGTATTTCACGCCTTTTATTTCAAACTCAAACGGAGCCATGTCATATTCTAATCTTAATTCATAGAGTTCTTTTTTAATCTGCTCTATCCGTTTTTCCCTTTCAAATACAATCTTTCCGTCTTTTATTGTCTCGCATTCTTTAAGCTTAACTATTTTTCCATCTACAAAATAATTGTTAGGAGCAAGTTCAACTTCCTGATATTTTATCTCTTCAACAACATCTCCAGCTTTTGTCGGTGCTATCTTGGATGCATCCTTGTCCACGCTTAAAACCAGGCATGTATCTTTGTTATACATGACTTTTAATGTGTCTTTATCAAATTTCTTAAGCTCCTCATACCAGTCTTTCCCATTCTTGTCAAATATTCCATAATACTTAAATCCATCTTCCATTTCCGTTAATTTAACTTCGTTTACTTCAAATTTCATTTTTTCTCCTTTCTACTTTCCACTAAACAAATGGAACATTTACCCAGTTACCCGCTCGATACATCTGTAAAGCTCGGAACTGGAGATAATCAAGTGTATAGTTTCTATCATCATTAATCCCACCAGTTACGACGTAGCCATTCCGTTCTCTCATTTCATTTCTTTGCACTTCTGCCTGAATATATCCAGCGAGACGAATATTCAGAACAGTATCAGTATCTCTTGCAGTCCAAAGTCTAGTGATATGACTTCTCAGATCTGCTCTATCTGCGTCCATTCCATTCATTCTATTATCTCTGATTTTCATATCGTGTTCGTCCATTAATCTGTTCCAAGCGTCATTATTCCGCTGTGGCACTTTATAAAAAGCTCCACCACCATTTAAATGATATGCTCCCATATAGTTGCCGTTGTCATCATACATATAATGATGTCGCGGCGTCCAAAAATCAATATTATTTCCTCTTATTACCCAATCACTATTATTACTATTTCTGTACCCTTTTGAAAATGGAATATACGGCGACAAATCAGGCTTCGGTGCTATTTCTTTTATTTTTGCATATGTAATTATCCCTGCCTTATTCTCTTCAGCAAGGTCTGTGTATTTTACTCTGTTTTCAAGTTCATCGTTTATTATTTTGTTATCTTCAACAAAATCAACTCTCTTCGGATATTCACTTCCTATCCATTGGTTAAGGCCCAGTGTTGTTTTTTTCTGTGCTGGCATTTTTTACCTCCTACTCCTTATATTTTTCTCTGTCATTCCAATTTAAATTTAAACTGTCCCAAGCGTCCCAGGTCTTGTTATATCTGTCAAATTCGTCCCAGGTCATGTAACTGTAAACTATTTTGTAGCCCAGATGGGCAGGCTTATTCAGTTCTATAAAATTGATAAAATTATTTAAGTTGGGCGGAATTCCATATATGCTTGTAAACTTTATGATAAAGTAATACTCGTTAAATATTTCAGTTACTTCAATTTCTCCATTTGTAAATATTCTGGCCTGTTCTTTTAAATTGTCCGGGGAAAATATCCGCTTTGACAGTAAACGGAATAGAATTCTTTCCCTTCTGTCCTGAAGACTCAATCCTGGATCATATCCTAGTTCCATAAATCTTTCATATTTCAGTACCTGCTCCTCGTTAAAAAAGTTTAAAAATATAAACTCCCTGTATTTCTCAATATCGTTTCTTATTTTTTGAGCCTCTATTATTAAACTTTTTATCAAATCAACCTGCAGACTGTTCCTTGCAACTTTGGAGATTACTTTTATTTTATTGTTCATTAATAACAACCCCAGTCACTATTAATATCTCGTTGCTGTCTACTATTATGTTTCTGCTGTCGTTATTTATCAGTACTTTACAGTCCTCAACTCCGTTAATGGATAAAACTATTTTCTCAACCCTGTTAATAGACAGTATTTCCTTGTTGTTCAAAGTATAAAGTGCTGAGTTATCTTTTATCATCTGTTTTATTTTCGAACTGATTAAATCTGATACGGTATTTAACTTTACTCCTGGGCTTAAAATAACACTTACTGATATCGAGATATTCTTGCCGTCAAAACTCGCTACTGTAACATCAGCTCCGACAGGTCTTCCGTCAATCTGTTCTATCCGTTTTTTCACTTTTCTGATTAGCTCGCTATCAGCCAAAGTGTTGTTATAATTTGAAATTCTGACTCTTACTGTCCCGTTTCCGTTCCACAATGGTTCAACTAATACTTTTCCTACTCCGTCTATTTCTTTTGCCCATTTTTCGTAATCATACACATTACCACTGTGAGCCGGTTTTAATATCCTTTCCTTCGCTCTCGCTATTAAACTGTCATTGGGCTCTTTTTCATAACCGTTTGTAAAAGCTTTTTCATTAGTCACTGTGAAGATGTCAGCATTAGTTATTTCAAAGTTTACTATCTCACCTATGGCACAGTTTCCAACCTCTCCAATCTGTAGGCACTCCACTTCTGCAACTGCTTTTCCGTTAAAAGCAATAGTCGTGTCATAAAGTAGTTTATATTTTGTGCTGTCCGTTTTCAGCACCACCGCTCCTGCAGTTATTGTAGTGTCAGCTTTCCCGGTTATTGTTATTTCTCCTCTTGCTTTAGTTCCCTGTTTTCTCGTCACTCCAAAAAGCATTGCATGATAATCTATAAATTCGTCTTCTGTTGCCGTGTCAATAAAAGTTTGGTTGACCCAATACCCCAGCAACCTATATATGCTTTCAGCTTCTATTCCGTAAGCACTTGCTATATCAAAATTAAAAGACCCTTCTATTTTTGAGAAATTATTTTCCAGGTTGGCTAAAAAAGTATTCCTAGCTTCTATTTTATTCAATGTAGTTCACCTCGCTCTCCCCATAGACAGTAGATATGTTAAAAGATACTTCCAAGTGATTGTCATCACTGTTGTAGTTCAAATCAAAATTATAGCAGTCCAAAATATATGGGTTGACCAGCAGACAATCTTTGATTTCTGAGATAATCAGGGCATTTTTTACGCTTTCCTGATATATCGTTCCGATATGCTCATCCAAGTTATTCCCATAGCTGTCAGAGTGTATCCCGTAAAAGTTCCTTTTAGTTTTAAATGCCTTGAATATCCATACCTTGAGTGCTTCATTTCCGTTTAATTCAACAAGACTATCCCCGTTTTTCAAAGGTTCCAGCGTATCAAAATTAATTGCATATTCTTTAAACGGGGGTAATTCCTTTTTTTCTTTTTTTTCGTTCTGTTTTAGGAACAACTTTTCAAAATCCATAATCACACCCCTTCTATTGCGTTGCTTGGCATTTTTACTATTTTACTGACTACCACATAGTGCACGCCTAATATCAGTACCAGCACCTCATCCCCGACTTTTAAAGTGTCCTCAAACCATATATCCTTGTGACTTTTATATGTTCCCGAACCTTTAACTGTCGAATGGCCGTGAGTATGCGGAGCAGGTCCGTTAGCGGTTTCTGTCTGAGTAGATGCGTCAATGGTTATCTCGTCAATCACACCGTCTATCTTATAGAGTCTGTGGTAATTCGGTAATAAAAAATTAGAGCAGTATATCTGCTCCGAAGGTACTTCCACATTATCAAATTTTATTTTCAGTTCAGGCGGTGGACTGGTAACACTGGCTCTTATAAAGTTGTTCGCCTGCTGTTGCGCTCTGCTGTCAATCATATCGTTTAGAATCTCGAACATGCTCATTATTTACCACCTGCCTTTTTTCCTGTTTTTTCTTTTTTCGTTTTCTTACTTTTTTTATTTTTAGATTTTTTGGATTTTGGCTTGTCTTCAAATTCAGTTTTATCCATCACATTCTCGAAAGCCAGCTCCACATCACAGTAATATACGTCATTTTCCCAGATATGCGTGTCATTTTTTACTAAAAAACTGCCGACAAGGTTTGTGTGTGGCTCATGTATCCCTATCGAATAGCCACTCTGAATAAGAACATTACCAAGACAGGTTATATTTCCAGTTTTTTCAACGCTTTTCAGCATTTCCTTAGCGTTACTGATGTTATCCCTGTCCTTATCGTACTGCATCACTTTCTGAAATAAACCGTACTTCTCCTTGTCTTCTTTATTTTCCACCTTATCCACTATCTGCTGCTTTTCTTTTTCAGTTTTATATATGACAATCTGATTTACCATTTTTTCGATATCTTCACCGTATTTTGAGCTTTTTATATCCTGTTCGGAATGTAGCAGTACATCTGCCATCGCTCCCTGTTCTATCACTTCTATTGTGGTCTCAAGCACATCTC